GGCCGGGGCATACAGGCTCGATGGCAGGGAAGTCTATACGGGATAACGAAGGCCCGAATCTGGATAGGTATTACGATGGTTATGTCGCAGATATGCAACGGAAAAATACGGCGGGTAATTACGCCCATGCCAAGGAGATCAATAGGGCGCATGGACTTGACCCAAATAAAAAAGCCGCCCCCGCTAAAAAACAAACTGGGCCGAAGGTGGGTAGTTGGGAATGGCGTGACCTACACGGGTTGACGCAATAAATACTGAAGAATTCATTGATAAAGCCAAGAGTTACCTACCCACGGCTACCTTAGAAGAAGCCGGAACCTTTTACAAAAATCTTCTTACCAAGCATTACGACCCAACGCTGATTGCTGAACTGGCAAAGATAGATCGTTGGTTTCTTTTGGTCGTTGTCTTGAACAGGAAGGATGCAGTCCATCCGTGGCTCTATGACCGTTGCAGAGAGGTTGAAGCCAGTCCTGATGGAATGCTCGACCTCTGGGCGCGAGGGCATTACAAATCAACAATCATTACTTACGCGGGAACAATTCAGGAGATTCTGAAAAATCCCAATATCACGATTGGTATTTTTTCTCATACACGGCCAATCGCCAAAGGCTTCTTGAAGCAGATAAAGCGTGAGTTTGAGATTAACGATTTTCTTCGGGAGTTGTTCCCCGATATCTGTTACCAGAACCCAAGACAAGACTCGCCGCAGTGGGGTGAAGAGGCGGGGATTATCGTCAAACGTAAGTCCAACCCTAAAGAGGCCACTGTAGAGGCATGGGGTTTAGTAGACGGACAGCCCATATCCCGCCACTACGATTTAAGAATCTACGACGATGTTGTAACAAGAGATTCGGTCAATACGCCAGATCAGATATCGAAGACCACGGAAGCACTCGATCTCTCACAGAACTTGGCGGGAGGACAGAACAGAGAGTGGTACATCGGTACGCGGTATCACTACGCCGACACCTATCGGGAATTAATAGAAAGGGGAACGCAAACCCGAATCTATCCCGCCACAAAAGAAGGAACCCCAGACGGGAAGCCCATCCTTTTGACCGAAGAGGATTGGGCGAAAAAGAAAGCCTCTATGGGCCAGTACGTTCTGGCCTGTCAGATGTTACAGAACCCCATTGCGGGTTCTGAACAGGTCTTTGATCCTGAATGGATCAGGCGTGTAGATGTGCGCCCCCGTATTTTGAATGTGTACATCATGGCTGACCCCGCGCATTCAAAAAAGGCTTCGTCGGACAAAACTGCCGTTGCTGTCATTGGAATCGACCACGCTTTCAACAAGTACTTGTTGGATGGTGTGTGCCATCGAATGAATCTAAAAGAGCGATGGCAGACCATCAGGAAGATACGGGAAAGATGGATTCGTCAGCCCGGAGTGCAAACAGTAAAGGTTGGTTACGAGCGTTACGGTAAAGACTCCGACATAGAGCATTTTCAGGAAATGATGAAGATTGAAAACCATTATTTTCCTATCGAAGAATTATCTTGGCCGAGAGAAGGGCCGGGTTCTAAACGGGATCGAGTACAAAGATTACAGCCCGATTTTGAGAACTGGCGTTTCTTCTTGGCCCCTTCTTCTGACAACCTCACATCTCGACAAAAGAAAGCGTTTGAGTTGGGTGATGGGGCGTTAATAGTTAGACCTATTAGATACAAGGATGAGAATGGCCGTGTTTACGATCTAACGCAACGAATGATCGACAACGAGTACAACCTTTTTCCGGCTGTCCATGTCGATATGTTGGATGCCATGTCGCGTATCTACGACATAAAAGCATCACCACCGCAAACAATATTTGGTGACGATCTTGAACCTGAAGCAATCCCTGCATACTGACTATGAACTTCTTGAAAACACTCCAGAGCAACTCGCGATAGTTTTTCTTTCGCACTTCATCGACGCTCCTATAGAGAAGTTGGAGGAGTTGGACATCACCAAAGCCTTGAGTCAGTTGATCTACAGCATTGCAGAAGAAACTCGCGATGCAATTAAGGGAACCACCAACACAAGGACTCTTCATTGAAGAAAGTAAGAACACAAAAATACAGTTGGAAAGAACTGTGCGACAGAAAAGCGGGGCCACCTGAACCAGTGGTCGCCTACGACTTTCCAAAAAGAAAATTCAGAGAAAACCCACATCGACCCTACGGGCCAAAGAGATAACTATGAAAGAAAAAATTGTTCAGGTCTGTAAAGAGAATCCCAAAGCCGTTGCCATTGTCGTAATAACAGTAATTTTTCTGGCGATTTTTACAGGCTGACATGAAGGTTTTAGTTGATTCCCACAAGCGGAGCATGATGCAAGAGGCGGCAGTGGCCTCTCTTGTAAAAAATGTTGCAGACAGTCTGCATCGTTCATATCCCGACCATTTGTGGGCAGTTGGGCCGAGTAATGATTACTCAATGCTTGCGATTTGGAATGAAGCGTTATCCATGAAATATGGGATGTGGATACGAATCGAAGACATTGATCCTGATTACAAAAATATAGCGACTTGGGCAGGGGAACTTCTGGAAAGAGCAAAAGTGTCGAGAGGCGCGGCAAATCTGGATGAGTTGAATAGCCTAGAGCGAAACATTGTTGGGGATGTGATATTCGATGAATGACGAAGTTCCATTAAACAAAGGAACTGAGAGATCGCCGTGGTTAAAACTTGCCAGTGATGCATATCGGTCATCCACCAGTTACTTAGACGCAAATTACCGGAGACAGTGGGATCGCAACATCGCGCTGTTCCAGTCACAACATCCAAGTGGGTCAAAGTATCACACCGCGCAGTATGCCCATAGGTCGAGACTATTTCGCCCCAAGACACGTTCTGCGGTTCGTATTAATGAAGCGGCACTCGCGTCAGCATTTTTCGCGACTGAAGATGTCTTGAGTGTTTATCCGATGAATGATTCGGATGCGGAGCAGAGAGAGTCAGCATTGGTGCTGAAGCATATCCTTCAGTATCGACTAACCAAAACCATTCCTTGGTTTCAGACCTTAATTGCGGCATACCAAGAGGCGTTAGTGTTTGGAACAGTCGTTTCTCACCAGTATTGGGAATACAAGGAGGAAGAGGTTAAGGAACAAGAGCCTATCCTTGATTATGACGGGAACCCGGTAATTGATGAGGATGGCTCAGAGGCAACGAATACTGTTACGACAAAGAAGGTCGTAAAGGATTGCCCCTATATCCGACTGATTGCATCTGAGAACTTTCGCATTGATCCGGCATCTGATTGGAATGACCCGGTTGGTTCATCCCCATTTGTTATCGAAGTTATTCCAATGTACATCCAAGATGTCTTGGAAAAGATGTCTGAGGTTGACCCCAAAACCAATGAGCCTAAGTGGAAGCATCTGAAGGTTTCGGAGTTACTGGAATCGTCAAGGAAGTCAGAGTTCGACTCGACTCGCCAAACTCGACAGGGAAAAAGACAAGACCCGATAGCAGAACGTCAGAATGACATATCTGAGTACACCACCGTTTTTATCCACAAGAACATCATAAGAAAGAACGGCAAAGATTGGCTTTTCTATACAGCGGGAACTCAGCATCTTTTAACTGATCCGAAACCTCTTGCTGAGGTGTACCCGCACCTTGCGGCGGGTGAGCGACCTTATGTGATGGGGTCAGCCATCCTTGAGGCGCATAAAGTCTATCCCTCCTCTATGGTGGAGATGACTCAGGACTTGCAGACAGCCGCAAACGATATTGCGAATCAGCGTTCTGACAACGTGCAGTTGGTACTCAATAAGAGATACCACATTCGCCGCAGTGCAAACATAGATATCCACGCTTTGAAGAGAAGTGTGCCGGGTGGTTCAGTGATGATGGATGACCCGATGACTGACGTACAGATAGTCAATACGCCAGATGTTACTGCTTCGGCTTACGAAGAACAGGATCGACTCAACGTAGATTTTGACGACATTGCTGGCAACTTCTCTCAGGGAACGGTGCAAACCAATCGCATGATGAATGAAACGGTTGGGGGCATGGAAATGCTTGGCGCAAGTGCCAACTCCCAAATGGAATTCCTCGTTCGTACATTCTCGGAAACGTGGGTACAGCCCGTTCTGATGCAGTTGATCAAACTGGAGCAGTACTACGAAACCGATGAGGTGGTTTTGAATGTTGCCACTAATCGTGCCGCAGAAGACGCTAATCAAGACCCTGCTGACTTTACTCGGTTCACAGGAAGCGATGGTGATGAGTTGTTACGCCACGAAATGACTGTTGGCGTGAATGTGGGAATTGGTGCGACTGATCCTGTGAAGAAGATTGAGCGATTGTTGTTGGGTATTCGCACAATGGGTGAGATCAACCCAGACATCATCAACTTCCTGAATCAGCCAGAAGTGACCAAAGAAGTGTTTGGTGCGCTTGGATACAAGGATTCCAAGCGGTTCATCACTGAAGAGCAGTCGCAGACAAGACTAGAAGAACTCGCGGGTCAGTTGGAAGAGATGAGTGGCGCAGTCGAGCAACTCATGCAACAGGGTTCAGCCAAGCAGATAGATGCCAACGCGAAGATCATGGCGGCTCAGATAAAGGCGCAGTCCGATGTGTCTGCCGCGAAAGAGAAAGCCCTTGGCACAATCATGGCGACCTCTATCAGTTCAGACACTCAAGAGCGCATGAACAATATGCGCTTACAAATCAACATGATCGATTCAAGGTTGAAGGCCGAGAAGAACGACATAGCGCGAGGTGAACTGCTACTTCAGAAAGAAGCGTTAGTTCACAAGATGCTTATGGAAGAGCCAAACATCGGTGTATCCCCCGGCAATGACGAAGGGAAACAGATGTCCGATGTCCTAATGAATGATCAATACGGGAAGGTTCCCGGCGCAGAGGGTTGATGGACGAAACAGAACTATTAGTCGCGGAGGCAAGACTTGGCTCCCAGACAAAGGAATTTTTGAAGTCTCCTATAGGGCGATACATCGTTGGGAGAGCAGATAAAGCAAGAGAAGAAGCATTTGAATCTTGGGTGTCTGCCAATCCTACTGATGCTGAAACTATTGCTGAACTTCAATTCCGCGCTAGGTTGCCCTCTTTAGTCATGGGATGGCTAGACGAGGTGATAAACCAAGCAAAACACGCAGAGGAAACTCTATCTGAAATAAGGTGAAAGCATGGACGCTATCCAAGAGGACGTATCCGAAGAAGAATTGGCCGAAGAAGTACTCGCAGAATTAGAAAACGAAAATTTATCGGAGCATCAATCCGAGATAGAGCGGATTGCCGCAAAAGTTGGACAGGAACACATCGAAGGTGTTCCTGAAACTGAAATTCAGGAAGAGGTGGAACCGCCCGCCCCTGTTTACCGTAGAGATGACGAGTGGTACGTCAACACACGGGTAAACGGTGAGGACGTTGAGGTTCCGTGGGATCAGGTTGTTTCACAATTCCAAAAGAATTCTTCCGCAGATCGTAGGCTTCAGGAAGCCTCAGAAAGGCATCGTGAGTTAGCCGAATATGAGGAAAAACTGAATGCCTATCGCGCTTCATTAGAAGTGCAAAGTTTTCAGCCACCTTCGGGCGTTGAGAATCAACAATCGCTATCCGGGGAGCCGGACGCAAATGACACTCTTTATGAGAGTTACCACGATGCCCTCTTTAACGGCGATGAGGCTAAAGCAAGTACGTTGCTGAAGCAGATTCGCGCCGCAGAAAACAGAGGTTCGTCTGTCGATGTTAATAGCATTGTAGAGATAACCAAAGAAGAAATGCGGCGAGAGGAGATGGAGAAGCGAGCCAGTGGTTATGAGTCGCGGAGACAACAGGCCGTTGAAATGTTCAACAACGAGTACCCTGAAATCACCGCTGATCCTTCACTACTTGCTGTCGCTGATCGACGTTCTGCTGAACTGTACCAAGAAAACCCTACCCGTGATCCTTGGGAGATCATGCAAGAGTGCGCCGAGTACGCTCGTGAGTGGCTCTTTCATTATGTCGATGAGTTGGGCGGGTCAAATGACAGAAAGGAACGGAAGCAGAACATGGATGAAGTTACTCCTGTAAATGCTCGCGCAACGATAGGCGAGGATGAGGAGGAGCAAACTTATTCCGACATCATAAACGAGATGAAGAAAGATCGAGGGCAGTTTGCCTAATCTTTTGGATTCTAAAACTTAACAAAAAGCAAAAGGAAAAAAGTTCATGGCTGGACAAGTATGGGGAACCAGTAGCCTCGGTGGCTATATGTACTCCCTCAATCTCTCCAAAGAACTCAGAATGTCCTTGCGCCCGATTGTGAAGTTTCGTCAGTTTGCGGATGTTAAGGATGCCGCTCATCAGGGCTTGTCGAAAGGTGACACTTTCCATTGGAATGTGTACTCGACTGTTGCCTCTGGTGGTGGAACCTTGACGGAAGGAACGGCGATTGGTGAAACCAACTTCTCAATCACGCAGGGTACGATGAGTATCACTGAGCGGGGGAATTCAATCCCCTTCACTTCCAAACTGGATGACCTCTCTGAGCATCCTGTGAAGGAAATCATCCATAAGGTGCTAAAGGTAGACGCGGCACAGGTGATGGACGATATGGTTGCAGACCAGATCGACACTACGCCTTTGCGTGTTGTTCCTGCTGGGCCAACTGCTGGTGGCACGTCAACCGATACGGTTGTTTTAACAACTGACGGTACTGCAACCACGACCAACAACGTGGCGCTTGGTAAAGATCACATCAAGGCAATCGTCGATGTAATGAAGGAGCGAAATATCCCGAGTTACGAAGGCGATGATTATTTCTGCCTTGCGTGGCCTACTACGTTCCGCACCCTGAAGAACAATCTGGAATCGATTTCTCAGTATGTCGAATCTGGTTTCCAGATGATTCGTAACGGTGAAACCGGACGGTATGAGGGTGTTCGTTTTATCGAGCAGACTTATCGCGCCAAAGGCGGTTCCGCCACAGGCATGGGTACTGCCGCCGCCGCGTGGACAAACGGCAAGTCAGATTGGGCTGTCTTCTTCGGTTCAGATACCGTTGCAGAAGCAGTTGCCATTCCCGAAGAAATTCGCGGAAAAATCCCAACTGACTACGGTCGTAGTCGCGGTATTGCATGGTACTACCTTGGTGGAGCCGGATTGGTTCACTCAACTGCCGCACAGGCCCGCGTGGTTCTGTGGGATAGCGCGGCTTAAAGGAGGTACGCATGACACAGTCAACGAATGGTGTTGGCGTGAAGTCGGGTCTTTCTGATCAGCAGAAAATCTCTTCTTCGCACAAGGAACTTGGTCTTGACTCCAAAGGGAAAAACCAGAGGCCGCAAGGCACTGGTACTTCCTCAAGTGCGCCTAACGGCACACGTTTGGACGGAGGCCGGTAAGTACCGGAAGGGGGCGGGAACCCGCCCCCTTTTCTTTTGAGTGAAATCTATGAAAGAAAACAAATATTGGAAAAAGGTCAAAGGTATCGAGAAATCATCCGTTGTCTGCCGCAGTGACGATGGGGCGCACTCTGTTGATGATTGGGAAACTGGCGTTCAGTATTCGCAAGAAATGAAACCCAACCCGAAAATTTTCTCATTCTCGTTCGGCCCATTACGCCGAGCGCGACCACTGAACAAGAGTTAACTCATGCCTGATGCAGAACATGGCGCACCGGGAGGAGGTCAAGGCTCCGGTATGGGGTCGGGGCATGGA